AAATGGAAGATTTGGACGAAAAGAAAAAAAGAGAAGAGAAAATCAAAGATGAGAGGGAAAAGTCTTTGAGTCGTTCCGACGCTCTTGCTGGTGCTCGAACACCTTGGTTCTGTCCAGCCTGTAGCAAGACAATGAAAAGTCATTTAGATGATAAGATGTACAGATTATATGGTCATTGTTTTGATTGTCAAGTTAAATTTGAATCTAAACTAAGGGCAAAAGGTACATTTGAAAATTGGGAAAGGCAGAAGGTTTTGAATAATAAACTAGCTTGGATAAAAGAACAAAAAGAAGGTGTACAAGATTGGCGTAATGAAGCATCTAAACCAATTGAAGTTCATGAATCAGTTGGTGTACAAGAGCTCGAATTAGAAACAGAAAGGTGGAGTCAAAATACTGAACAAATTGAGAAGATGGCAGATGAGGCTTTACAGGAGTTTGATAAGATGGAACAAGAGACTCAAGAAGAACTCGAAAGTATAGAGATTTAATATTTATGAATATGAAAGATAAACATAGTCCGTTAACAAAAGAATGGTGGGATGAAGTGGTGGTGAGAGAACTACTGAACGAGGGTGGTGCATATGGACATATGGCTCATCCGTTTGATGATAAAGATTTAACATTCGGTGATTTAAAAAAGATTATTGAGAATGGATTAGGTGGTAAATTAAGTCGTGAAGATAATGTTACCGAAAAACTCGATGGTCAAAATTTAATGATAAGTTGGAGAGAGGACTAATGGCAATAACCATAGATGTAAAAGTTGGAGATACCATATTAGGTGGTAAATTCAAAAATAAAAGAATTAAAGTAAAGGAAATCAGTAAAGATGAACATGGGATGCCTACTATAAATGGGAGAAAAGTAGTCAATTTCAGACTTGTGAAGGTAGAAGAAAAGGTCACTCGTGATAAAGATGATTACGCCCAATATGAAGAACCAAAAGATAGTGACTTCGACCAACCACATAAAACAAAATACAAAAAAATGATGGAGATAATAGTATGATTATTGATTGGATTAAATCACTTTTTCACAAGAAACCTGATGAAATTGTTAAGTTAAAAGAAATAATAGAGAAACAAAAACAAGAAAAAGAACAATTACAAAAAGATTTGGATAAATTGTTGTCAAGAAAAAGAATTAGTAAAAAGGTCGTAGCAAACGCTAAAAGAAAACTTACAAGAACCAAAAATGAAATTAATAAGATGGTAGAAGTATTTGATAACGAAGATGTAGATGATGCAGTAAAGTTCCTTCGTAAGTTTTCAAAATAGTAATAATTATATACATATATATAGGAGAAAATAAATGGGAATAGTCGATAGAACACCTCCAACAATCAGAGGTAATCTCGGTGATTATAATCACGCCCAAAAAGTAGCTTCAAGTACAACTGTGGCATTTAGTGGTTCAAATGAAGGACGAGCATTTCTTGTAGAAAATAAGTCTAATGTTGTCATTCATTGTTCAGCAGGTGGAACAATTGATGCTGATGCATTAGTGGCAGGTACACTTTATCCGATTGGAGTTAAAAAAGTAGCAATCGGTAGTACTGGTGTCATATATGTCTTGAGATAAATGTCTGATAAAAAAATCAAAGAAGTAATTAAAAAAGAATACCTAAAGTGTGCTGTTGATCCTGTATACTTCCTAAAAAAGTATGCTGTAATTCAACATCCACTACAAGGTAAAGTACCATTTGCACTCTATCCATTTCAAGAAGCTTCCTTAAAAGATTTCAAAGAAAATAATTACAATATTATACTGAAGGCTCGTCAGTTGGGAATCTCAACATTGACCGCAGGTTACGCATTATGGATGATGACATTTCAAACAGATAAAAACATATTGGTAATTGCTACAAAACAAGATACTGCAAAAAATTTAGTAACAAAAATACGAGTCATGCATGCTAACCTACCGAGTTGGGTAAGGTCAAAGTGTGTTGAGGACAACAAACTCTCACTTAGATACTCGAATGGTTCACAAGTAAAGGCGATATCAAGTACTGAAGACGCAGGTCGTTCAGAGGCACTATCTTTATTGGTAATTGATGAGGCAGCATTCATCGATAAGATTGATACAATATGGACTGCTGCACAAAGTACTCTATCTACTGGTGGACAATGTATCGCACTCTCCACACCTAATGGTGTAGGTAATTGGTTTCATAGAACATGGGTTGGAGCAGAGGAAGGTAGTAATGATTGGAACATGATAAGACTTCATTGGACTGTCCATCCTGAACGAGAACAAGAATGGAGAGATGAACAAGACAAACTCTTAGGTCCTTCGGAAGCCGCACAAGAGTGTGATTGTGACTTCATCACTTCAGGTCAAGGAGTTGTTGACCCAAGAATATTAGAGGAGTATAAAACCTCATATATAGAAGAACCATTGGAAAAAAGAGGTTTTGATAGTAATCTTTGGGTTTGGAAGTCACCAAATTATACAAAAGATTATGTTTTAGCCGCTGATGTCGCAAGAGGAGATGGACAAGACTTTTCAGCTTTCCATGTGATTGATGTGGATAATATGGAACAAGTAGCGGAATACAGAGGAAAAATTTCTACCAAAGATTTTGGTAATTTATGTATGAATGTTGCCCAAGAATACAACAACGCACTACTTGTGATTGAAAATTCAAGTATTGGTTGGGCGGCAATTCAACAAGTAATCGATAGACAATACGATAATTTATTTTATACTTCAAAAGATTTACAATATGTAGATGTTGCTAGACAAGTAACAAATAGATACAGAAACTCAGACAGACAAATGGTACCTGGTTTTAGTACTACATCAAAAACAAGACCATTGGTTATAGCTAAATTAGAGGAATATTTCAGAGAAAAGTCAGTAATTGCACATTCTTCACGATTAATAGATGAGTTGTTTGTATTTATATATAACAACAATAGGGCCGAGGCGATGGTCGGATATAACGATGATTTGGTGATGAGCTTAGCTATTGGACTATGGGTTAGGGATACAGCACTTCGGTTAAGAGCCGAGGGTATGGCCTTACAAAAAGATGTACTAAATAGAATGATAGACTACGAAGCGGTCTACACACCAAGTGAAAATAAAAAAGAAGGTTGGACAATGGATGTCGGTGACCAAAAAGAAGATTTAACTTGGTTAATTAAGTAAGAGGATAAAATGGCAGAATCCAAATTAAGAGCAAGATTAAGAAGATTATTTTCCACAAATGTAATTGTTAGACATGCTGGTGGAAGAAAATTAAAGATTGCCGATACAAATAGATTACAACAACTTTCAAAAGATAATCTTGTTGATAGGTATTCAAGATTATATAGTAATCTGGCAACTGGCGGATATGGTAAATCTCAACAGATTACATTTCAATCTCAAAGAATAGGATTGTTCAGAGATTACGAGGAAATGGATAACGATGCTATTATATCATCTGCACTCGATATCTACGCAGATGAATCTACTATGAGGTCTGAATATGGTGATGTATTGACAATACAATCCGATAACGAAAATATTTACGATATATTAAGGAATCTCTATTACGACATTTTAAATATAGAGTTCAATTTATGGCCTTGGACAAGGAATATGTGTAAGTATGGAGACTTTTACTTGTACTTGGATATCAAAGACAAGTATGGTGTTACAAATGTAGTTCCTCTTTCAACATACGATGTCACAAGAATTGAAGGAGCAGACCCTTCAGAACCATATTTAGTAAACTTTCATGTCCAAGATGCCGATAACAGACATTCAAATCAAAGAAGTGAAAAAGAATTTCAAAATTATGAAGTAGCACATTTTAGATTACTAAGTGACTCAAATTTTTTACCATATGGTAAGGGTATGATTGAAGGAGCCCGTAAGATTTGGAAACAATTATCCCTTATGGAAGATGCGATGTTAATACATAGAATCATGAGAGCACCTGAAAAAAGAGTGTTCAAAATTGATATTGGAAACATCCCACCAGCAGAAGTTGAAAACTTTATGCAAAAGATAATCAACAAGATGAAAAAGGCACCCGTTATCGACCAAGATGGTGATTACAACCTCAGATATAATATACAAAATCTTACAGAAGATTTTTTCTTACCTGTTCGTGGTGGTGATAGTGGTACAAATATCGAAGGACTGCCAGGATTAACTTATGAAGCCACAGTCT